GTTTTTACCTGTAGATACAGCAGACTCTATGACTCTAAATGTTTTCTGTATTGCAGTTCTAGAGGTGTCAGCTTCATTTCCTAAAGCTGAAGTAGCAGCACCTAAACCTAAAACACCTTCAGCGGACGCTTCATATATAGATAAGCCTTTTTGTATTTCAGTTGCATTGCTTAATACTTTAGACTCAGTGGTTGCAAAATTGTTACCTAAAACTGTCATAACTGAGGCTAATCTATCAGCGTTCTCAAAGCTATCTGATGAAACTTCAATGAACTGTGCGAAGTTCTGAACCTGCTCATCTGATATTATGTCAGATGTTAATTTAAGTTTCTCTATAGACTCAGCAAATCTTAAAATGTTTCCAGTCCCCTTAACACCAAGTTGACCTGCTATCTCTGATGATTTAAGTAAACCATCTACAGAAACACCGTTTAGCCTGTCGCCTAGTTCTACAACTTCTCTACCAAAATTCTTAAGATCATCTCCTGCTATGTTTGTTGTTTTACCAACAGCAATCAACTGTCTATCAAAATCAACGACTGTTTGAAATGAGTCTCTTATAACACCAAATACAACTCTTACACCTTCTACTATTCCTAATACTGGAAGAAGTTGTTTAATACCAGTAGCAATTGCTTTAAACTGTCCAGGGTAATTTCCTACATTTTCTTGAAACTGATTTGTACTGTTTTTTACTTCTTTTACAGCTTTGTCATATTTCTCAAATGCTCTTACAGACTCTAGGATTTCTTTTTGCTCTTTATTGCTTAGTTTTTCACCTAGAACTAACTTAGCTTGATATTCTTGTACTGACTTAAGAGCTTGGTTTCTCTTAAGTGTAAGTCTACCCATAGCAGTTAGACTAGCTTTTATTTCTCTTCTTTCATCTGAAAGAGCTTTCTGCTCCGCTATCTGCGCTCTAGAAGTGCTTTCAGTAACTAATAGTCTTTTCCTTTTTGTTGAAATTAAAGACTTTTCTAGTGCGTCCTGTTCTTTCCATACGTTTATTTGAGTCTTAACTTGCCGTGTTTGCGTTTCTGTAACTTTGTTTTCAGCTGCTAGAGTTTGAAGCTTTTGCCTCGTTAGTCTTTCTTCTGCATTGAGTTGATCAACCATTAGCTTTGAATTTCTAAGTGACTGTGATCTTACTCTTTCTTTTTCTAAATTTATTTTCTGAAGTCTAGTTTCTAAATCTGCTTGCTCTTTAGATGTTTTTATTTGCTGCTGTTTGAGCTGCTCTTTTTTCTTTTCTAGATCTGTAAGCTCTTTAGAAGATTTTATTTTCTTACTCTCTAAATCTAAAGCAAGTTTGTCTGTTTTTATAGATTGCTGCTTTATTTTCTCAGCAGCTATCGCAGCTTTTTCTCTAGCTTTTATAGCATTTGTAGCTTTATTTATAGCTAAAGCTTCTTGGTTTTTAGCATTTTTAAAGTCCTCAGTAGTTACAGCTTTTTTAAGTTTGTCATACACATCAAACATTTCTTTTGCTGACTCCTTAAGAGCTTTATTACTATCTATAGCTTCATTCACATTATTAGCATACTCAGCACCGAACTGTAAAGCGTCGTCTGTGATTAAGTCTTGTCTTGTAATTATACCATCAGCCATTATGTGCGTCTTTTATTACCTTTTTTATTGTTTTCGTTCTGCTTTTTTATCTGCTGTATCTTCTGATCAAATAGCTTTTTAAGCGCGTAGAACTGTGTAACTGTTATTTTGTTAGTGTCAAAGTTTAAACCTACTACTGATGAATACCCTAAAATAACTTCATCTATGTTTTGTGCTTTGTCTTTTGAGTCTTTTTCTTTTTTAGGTAATTTAGCGGCTTGTTCGTTTATCAATAACTGTATTGCTTCAACTTCAACTTCTACCTTATCTAGATCTGTAGTGTAGGATTGCTCTTTTAATTTAAAACCCTGTGATCTAATTAGGTTTTCTAGATCTAAGTCTCTCTCAAACCTAAGAGCTTGTACTGTTATTTTTATAGCATTGTACTGTGCTGTATATTTTGTGAACTTTATTAATGTTCCTAAGAGTTTATCTATGTTATTTTCAGGATCCAACTCATTAAAATCCTTTTCTAAAGTCTTCCAGACTTTTTCTGTATCAAATGCTTCTTTGTTCTCTGTAGAAAGAAGAGTGTAATCTCCAGTCTTCAGTATTTTAAGAAATAATTTTAAAGGTAATTCATCTAAGGATTTATAAAACATTTTGCCATTGATTTAACACAGCCAACAGTTCTAAATACCTAAAGCTTCTCTAGCAACCGATAACATATGTGGTTTTATTTGTTCTTGTATCACTGAGAATTTATTTTCTTGTGTGAGACCAAAAAAGCTTTTACTTAATAACCTAACATTTGATAAAATATCATCTAACTTAGGATCTGATGAGCCAAAATTGATAAAATCTCTTGATACTTTTGCGAAAATACTTGGAAGAAATATATTTTTATCTTTAAAGTCGTAAGGTTCACCTTCTCCTTTTATTCTACTTGATCCACCCAACAGTGCATCATTTGTAGTAATAAATTCGGTGGCTCTAGAGTAGTACCCTAGAGGATCACCGAATATATCTACACTTTTTTCAAATATTTGATCTCTGTTTAGCTCAGCCAAAAGAGGTTCTATTGACTCAACAAAACCAAATAAGAGTTTACTTAGATTTGCTGGAGTCACTGTTTGCGCTTTTCTCAGCTGCTGGTTTAGTGTCCCCATCTTTGTAATTTTTTATCTCTTCTTTTTGTTTAGCATTTACATTTTCACCTGTTACAGCTTTGAATGCATCTGCTAAATCTTTTCTACCAAATACTTTAAAGTGACTACTCAAGAACTCTTGAAAAGTAGGATTGTAGTCACTTCTAAAAGTAGTATTTTTGAAGCTCTTAGCTTCTTGTTTTTGCTTTGACATATCTAATTAGATTGTGAAGCTTGCACCTTGATTGTCTTCAAACATTGCTAAAGACTCTACAACAACTTCTGTTAATAGCTTACCTGAAACTAGACCTGAAGTTACAAACGTATATAAGTTTGCATCATCTCCATTTCCAACAGTTACACTACTCAAAGCAGAAGTTTGATCGTCTCCGTTCTCTCTTTCTGCTTTAAAGTTTGCCAATGCTAAACCTGTCTTTTTAACTCCGTCGCAACCAGATGTTACTCTAGCTACAATTGACGTAGCCGTAGGTGTGCCAACGATTTGAACTTGTAAAGGGTATACACCTTTATAGCCTTCTACATCAAAATCAGGTGTTACAATTGCACCAGAAAGAGTCAACTCTTTAGGGTTTTTGTAAACAATATCAACTACAGTTGATTGAGGATCACCTTCAATAACTGGTTCGATAATGTCACCGACTAAGAAACTAGAAAGAGATTGCCCTTGAACACTTCCATCAGCATTTTGAACACCTTTGATGTCTCCATCTGCAGTGAATTCATAAATACGAGTGTAAGAACTACCTTCATAGGATTGTAATGCTCCATGAGAACACAATCCTAAGTGATGCGTAAATGTTACGCCTTTTCTTGCTTCTTTTGTTTTTACTTTCAAAGTTCTACTTTCAAAGTAAGTAGGTTCAACGTTAGCTAGCGCTGAGCTCTCTACAGAGAACATAACGACAACATCTTTAGCTTGTTTAGCTGAGTCCCATGCTAATTTGCTTCTAAAAGCTGCTAAGCTTGCAAATTTCTGGTCTTCAGTTGCTAAAGCGTAACCTACTGTAGGGCCGTACAAACACTGTTTGCCAACTCCTGTATTTAGTGGAGTGTTACTATCTCCACATCTATCTATTACTACATTCATAGTTTTAGGTTTTTTAACACTTATTAATAATATAATTTATGGTACCTACTGCTGCAAAAATGTGATATGGTTGAATGTCTGCATTATTTATAGACTCTACATTAAATCCTTTTAAAACTGTTTCTAAACCTGTTTCCATTCCTGTTATATTGAATTGACTACGTGGTTCTAAAAGTTCAAAAACTTGTTTCTGTGCAAAAGCATCTTTTCTCTCACTAGAGCTTGGAAATACTTTTTCTAGATCTAACATAAATACTATTTTTACTTTGGCTTGCATTGTTAGTGCATTCACCAAAGTGTGTTTATCTTCGACTATAAAGAACATGTTTGACTTGTTCTTTTTATCTACTATGTAAACATCTTCTACATAATCTCTACCACCATCGTTGTATTGAGGTAGGTAACCGCTTTCTGTTTTGTTTTTATGAATACGGCCATAAGCTTGCATTGGTTTCCAATCTAAAGACTCATACATAAATGTCTGCAATCTTTTTATTGGAATGTCTAATCCTACGGGTGTATTTACAACGTTGTTACTCATTTTATCTTACCAACTTGGACCACTTTGAACTGTTGCATTAAATGGAAATATGATTTTCTGCGCATCTGATACGCTAAAATCAAATTTACTCTGAACACCATAAGAAACTGTCTTACCGTTGTCATTCTTTGCTCCATTCAGTTCCATTTTTAAGAACGTGAATGCTTCTCTTACATTTCTCTGTGATAGATTAGTTCTTTTACTAGAGATCATCATATCTAAAGCATCAGCACATACAGCTAAAGCATATGGTTTTATAAGTAAATTCAATCTCTCATCTATTACAGATGAGTAGTCTTCATTTACCTGGTAATCTACACTCGCATCAAGAACACTCATAAGTGTCTTAATCGCTGCATCTCTTCTAAGTTTAGTGAAGATAGCTCTAACGCTACTCTGTGCATTATTACATTCTAACAAATTAGCTTCAATAGCATCTAATATTGCATCAGGTGTTACTAATTTACTAAAACTGTCAAAAATTAAATTAGATGAGCCATTTGTATTAGGCTCATCTAATTGAATTGCACTATCACTCAGTTGGCCAAAACCAACTGAGTTAATAAGTAACGATATTGCTTCTTGAGTGTACATCTACTTCTTAAGCTGAGATTAATTCATCTAAGAATATAGCTACACCTTCATCAGAAAGTGAGTCAATTTTCTTAGCTAAAGTTACATCTTGCTGAGCGATAGTAGCCACTGCGATAGTACTGTCAACTTCTCTAGCTGCATTAATACCATCAACTACTGATTGCTTAGTGTAGTTAGTTCCTTCATATGAGAATGTTGCATTACCTTCTGTTTGAGTATCTTCAGAAGCTGTCGCCTCTTCAGTGTCAATAGAATAGATAGATGATACATTATCAATTACAGGAACAACTAGCGCTTGAGATGAAGTGAATTCAGCAAATGGCTCATCACTGCTCCATTTCTTCAATAGAATAAACGATCCAGACTTCTCATATAGAGCGTTGTTACTTTGACGAGTTTCTTCTGCTAAGATACCGTACATCAATTTACCGACATTCAATGTATCTGTCATGATCACAACATTTTCAGCCCAAGGTGTAATTGTATATCTCTTACCGTTTTTCTCAACGATAATTCTTCTATCAATTATGATGATCTGCAGTCTGTACTTTCTTAGCATCATGGCGTTAACCTGTTCTAAATCTGGTACTGGAATTTGATCACCTACAAAGTTCTGCATAAATGCATATTGCTCTCTAGTTTGTTGATTTGCTGCTAATGCATCAAACGTAGACTCGTCCATCATTAAATATCTAGGAGCATCTCCAGCAGCTTTCGCTTCTTTGATCACTCTCTTAATATCGTCGATAGGTTTTGCGTTTTCAACATCTGACCATTTAGTTTTAGCACCAAACTTATTGGCTGCTTTATACCCATAGTCAACTCTAACACCGGTTCCTACGTTGTTTTCATCATCAATGACTGTTACACCAGACGACAAACCTTGTAAAAACATATACTCTAGCTTCTCATGAACACCCATAATGCATTTGACTTCATCATTAAAGATCTTGTCAATAAGCACCTCAGTACCTACGTTCTTAGCTCTAATAACGTCAACATCACTTAGGTTCTTTTCAGTCATCTGCATTTTCATACCAACTTTAGGTATATCTCCAGATGCTTGACCAAAAGTGTCTCTCTTTTTAAGCGGTAGACTTGAGTCTAAAGAGACGATGTCAGCAGCAACAATGTTACTGTTAACTGTCAATGAATTCCACTTAAGATCTGCGCTTAACTCTTCAGTCAACATGTCTCTATACATGTAAGTGCGCTCTGTCTTCTTACCATTTACTCTCTCTTCGATGGTATTTGCGATTGATTTAAACCAATCTTTGAATTGTACAAAAATAGATTGATTCATAGCTTATTCTTTTGTGAAATTAATTAACGGTAATGCTGTTCTTAACGCAGCTAAAATACTTGTAGCTGTATAAGGTCCAGCCTCATAATTTACAGAACCACGTATCATACATGATACAAATGGTTTGTTTGTTGCAACTGTACTTACTACAACACCTTTATAAGAGTGGTTTGCTGGTTTAGCAGCATACGCTTTTCCTGTAATAGGCATTGGTTTTAGTACACCAGTTGCGTCTTCTTCAATAATAACGTGACCTGCTCTGATTATAGGAGGTGTAAAACCGGTAGTGTCAAGTGTTTTACCACCTGGAATAACTTCTAAGTTTTTGATGATAGTGATACCATCATTCCCATTGTCAAAATTTTGGCCTTCGTTATTCAAATTCGCGGTAGTTCCCGACATAATAAAAATAATTTTAGGTTAAACTTAAACTCTCATTTTATCAACAACTTTGTCAACTTGCTTTTGCTCAGGCGAACCATCTGCATGGCCTTGACCTGCTCCACCAGCATAACTGTTAGAGTCAGCATTTGACTGTACTAAAGTTGAGTATTCTTCTTCTAAACCTTTTACCTGATCTTCAAATGATGTTTCAGACTCTAGATTTACTCTGTCTAACCATTTGCTTTGGACTTTCTCATCCATTTTAGAAAGAAGTTCAGACTTAGAAAATACACTCTTTGCTTGAGCACGTTTTGTGTCAGTAACATTACCATTTTTGATTGTTTCCAATTCAGTGCGAAGAGTCTTATTGTCTTTCAACATTTTTTTAGCCCAAGCTGGTGCTTCTGCTAACTCTTCATCATCTTCGTCTTCATCAGTTTCGTCTGCTGTTGGTCTACCGCTTAACTTTTCCAACTCCTTTTGAACTCTCAGCCTATCGGCTTCTGCTCTTCTTAATTTGTCATCGTCTTTAGCAATCTGCGTAAAGTCAACTAGGTCGTTGTAATCATTAATGATAACATCAATTGCTGAGTCATCTGCATCATCTTCTGGTCTTGTAGAAAGTTTGTCCATGAACAAGTCCAACCGTTCTTTTGATAGTGTGCTTTTAGGAAAAATAACCTTAAAGCGCTCTATCATTTTTACTTTTTTTACTGCCATTGTGTTATTGTTTTTTAAAACGTTATTCACAAATTTAAAAATATATTTGAGTTTTGTTGCATTTTAAGCAACTATTTTTTAAAATATTGGTATGAAAAAAGCCATTCTAATTAAAGAATGGCTCTAAATCAAATAAAATAACTAACCAATAAATCCATAACAACCATGAAAAAACTGTTACAAGTTACGTAAATATAATTTATTTTTTGACAGTAAAAAATAATCTACTAAAAAATATTGGTTTTTACTTTATGTATTTTGTCTATCAAATAGTCATCAACTGCATTAAAACTGAAAAGCTTGTCTTGTCTAAAATCCATATGACCATCTAAATATATGATACACGTAGGAAGTGTTTTAATTCTAAGAGCTTCAAAAAGATCTTCATTGACATTCTTACTTATCTTTATGACTTTTATGTTAGAGCCATATCTAAGAGCTAACTCTTTGACTTTTGAATTAAACAGTGGATTTTCATTTTCAAAAATACTAAACGTACTGTGAAAAAACAATACTACTGGTTTGCCAGGGTGGTCTATGATCTTACCAAATTTACTGTTTGTCATTACTCTTAGATTTATATTTTTGAATTTATGACTATTACTGAAGTATTGCCTAGATGAAAATCTACTTCCATATCTTGGTCTTCAATATTAAATAAGGTTTCTCTTCCTTTTGAACAGTTCATTCTCTCTTTATTAACCATTAGGTCGAAGTCAAAATCGAATAATGTTCTTCTTAATTCTTTAATTGTAGCTTTCATGATATATGTTTTAGTTTGTTTTATACTGCTAATTTACAGGATATTATTTAAACTAAAAAATATTTTATGATTTATTTTAAAAAAAGTTTTAATCCTCTTCTAAAGTAGATTGATTTTGAGCTTGTCTTGCAGCTATTTCTTGATCTATGTTTATGATCTCTTCATCAATGTCTTCTACTAGATCTAGCATATTTATACCTGTTCTTCTACTTATTAAATTAGAGTCTATACCTTTAGATACATAGTTTATTTTCTCACTTATGTCAGACGGTAGAATAGAATTGAAGTGAATATCATAATATAGTGATTGGCTTTCATTTCTAAGTCCTGTGTTAGTGGCATTTGTTATTCCAGATATTATTATATTTATACATCTCTCTATGAATACCTTCGTTGAATTTCTATGAAACTCTGATTTCAACTCTGTTGCTAAAAACATAAGCTTAACAGTTTTCTCTGCTACATTTCCAAGACTCTTAAGCTTCTCTAAAGATAGATTTGGAACTCCAGATCCATAAGCAATTGCTTCTTCGAGTTTATCTAATTCTAATTTGTTTGACTCAGGTGCTGTTTCTGCTTCTAAAAATCTAACATTACCTTTGACTTCATTTCCAGCTTTGTCAAACTTTATTGGAATATTAAAGTGTTTGCCACTCTCTTCTTTAAGTGGCATGTTTGTCACAATACCTTCTGTGACTAAAATAGGATGGCCAGAGTAGTCATTCGCATCGCCTAATTTAGATAGAGCAACTTCATGTCTGTCTATTGGTGATGCTACTGTGTACCACTGAGGTTCTTTCTGTGAGTCATAGACTATTGGAATTCTATCAAAACCATGAGCCATTACACCATTTTGATCAGACAGTCTAAGTTCACCACTTTCATCATTTAGGTAGTATTTGTTTTTAATGTCCCATATCTCAACGTTGTTTATGTTTTTATCATCTGCATTTACTGAAACATATGACCACATAAAAAGAAGCATGTTATCTTCACCATCGAAGTATGGTGTCATTACGCCTTTTTCATTGTTAAGTACTTTTGCTTTTATTTCTTTTTTCTGTGCTGATAACCCAAGTTTTATAAGTATTCTATTTAACATAGAAGATTGATCGAGATCTTTTATGTAGAAATTCATAGCTACTTGTGTTTGACTCATCTTGATCACTGTAGACTGTAACAGTTTTGCATCAATTCTATTTACTCTCCATATCTGTTTGACTAATTTAGATAGGTTGTTGTCTTCAGATGCTATCACTGATACGGGTTTACCTACTACAAATGTAGCGAGTGTTTCAACTATGTTCTGCGCATGGTTTAAATATATCTTAACCATCTTAGAGACTTTATTGTCTGCTAGTGATTTGTCAAGTTGAATTCTATCTACTTGACCATCTCTTTGATTTCTACCAAAGTCTCTGTATTCTTTTATGTAGTTGTCTATTTTAGATACGTCTTTGCTTTTGAGTTTTATTTTCTCAATAGCAGATTTAGGATCTGTAGATAGTTGATCTGTTATGGCTTTTACAATATCATCCATGATGCTTAATTTTGTTTGTCGTAAATATATGAATAATTTTAATAGTCTAATGCTCTTGATTGATCTTCTGTCATTCCATATGTTTCTAACTCATATTCAACTTCAAACCATTCATTCATAAAGAATGTATCTAGAATATCTGGTGACTCATTTTGTAGAATGACTTTCATTTGCTCTTTTGGTATCACTTTTAATTTCCCATCCATATCAACTTTGTCTTTCTTAAAAGCTTTGCGTTCATGGATCATACGTTGTTTTACAGTCATCTTATCATCGTATCTCATGTTCTGTACTCTCTCACTCACATATGCTTTGTCTTTATTTACTGCAGCACCTGATCTGTATATCAATTGAGTCTTTAAATTTTGATAGTTTTCATCTACGTTCATTTCTAAGACTTCATCATAGACTTCTAATGTTTTTCCACCACCGTGAAAAGGAATTGCACCTGGTAGAAAACCATCTAAATAACCACCTACACCATCAGCATCAAATAGCACCATTCTATTTGGTACTTTGTGCCTCTTCTGCATAGTTTTAATAGCTTCTAAGACTTCTTTGCCATCAGACTTGTCCATTATGATCATGTCTTCTAAGTTACGCCCTTCAAAATAGGATATGATAAACTTATTAGAACCTTGCAATGCAATGTCAGCAACTATGCGTTTCTTGTCTCTAGGTAGTTCAAATATGAGTTCAAACATATCATTGAATGCATCAAATTCGTAAATATCTAAATCACTCTTAGAGTATTTCCAGTTACTTTCTAATAAAGATCTTCTAGTTGCTTCGTCTTGTGAAAGAAGGTTAGCTAGATACGCTGGATTGATCTTGAGTAGCTCTTGATTTTGGTATATGGAACCAGATATGAATGTTATTGACTTTACAAAATCTTGAGCTCTTATAGTATTTTCTTTATTTTGACGCTCTGCTTCTTCTTTTGCAGCTTCTAGCATTTTATCTATGATATGAGAGGCCTTATCAACTACTTCGTCTTCAGTATCGCCCCAAATATAGCTATCGCCAAAGCGTATGAAGTGGCGTATTTTACCATCTCTTTCAGGTATTGGAAAACCTGTTTCTTGATCAATCCACCATGAAATAAGTTTAGCCACCCAACTCTCAGGGTCTGGGTTACATGTAGCCCTTACATATGGTTTAACACCACACGTTGATCTGTTTCTAGAAAGCAGATAGAAGAACATAGTTTCTGTGAAATGAGTGAGCTCATCAAAACCTATGAACGGCACTTGTGCACCTTGCCAATCGAGTTTATTCTTTTCATATTCTAAATGTGAGAACTTAAGCTTTGAACCTTTTGGAAAGTGCCATTCTAATGAGCTCTCTCTTGGTCTTGCACCTAGATTTGGATAGATCTGCATAGACGTGTCCCATAAACCGCCTTCTAATTTGATCTGTGGCGATGTTCTTCTAAATATGACACCACCAAAACCTTTTACACCAGAGTGTCTTAGATACTCTAAAAGTAGCGCAAATGTTTTACCAACACCAGCAGCTGAACCACCTATGACAATATCTGCTGATGAACCTAAGAAGTTTTCTTGAAAACCAGGTTGAGGTTTTATTGTTTTACCCATTATCTATGGAATTTACTACATATGTAGTCATGCATACTATTTATAGTTTTAGTAGCTTCTAACAGTTCTTCGTATGATTTGCGTGTTTCATGCTGTGTTTTATCTAGAGTAACGATGTGAGCTACTTGAGCATCACTGGACAGCTTATTAGCTATATACTGAGCTAACGCACTTGATTGCTGTCCAATTATCAATACTTTTTTCATGAATTAGTCTCTATTGTTGCTAGGTAATTGATACATTGTAACTTCAGCAGCTTTCTGTTTGTTGTCTTTCTCATAACCACCTAAGTGCTTCATAAGTTTTTCAATTGCATCTAGCTTATTCATTAGGTTGACTTTCTTTATTTCACCATACGGTATCTTTTCATTGCCAATATTAGCGTTGAGAGTTCTAACATCTATAGAGCTGATCATTTGTCTAACTGATTTTGGCATATCGTGTATACTCTTAAGAGATCCATCTTCTTTGTACATTTCAGCTGGATCGAAGCGTACCATGTTTGCAAGATCTACAACTAACTCATCGATAGTTATTCTATTTCTTTCGATGCTTTCTTGTTTTAATCTCTCTATCTCATCTTTGATTATTTGCCTATTTGATAACAAATAAGACTTTCTGTACATCACATGTCTTTGCATACCACTTGCGTCATACACCCTTTTGTAAGCTTCTGAATAGCTGTGGTATTGCATGTATGCGTGACAAAAAGCTCTTTCTCTACTAGTCAATATTTCATCACCATTCTTGTCTATTTTTCTCTTTCCCATATCTATTTTAGTTTTATGTGTCCTCGTCCTATGAGGTGCAAAATCCTTGCTTTTACTATCCTTCTTTCATTAGCCGAAAGCATAGATTTTTTCTCTTCTATTAGCTTAAATTCATCAATTAATTCTCTATACTCGTTCTCTACTTGATCGATTTTATTTTTTATCTTCTCATTTTTCTTTCTGTAGTTCACATAAATTTTGAAAATAAAAGGTAGTTTATCAAGTATGAAATTCTTAATCTTTCTCATCAAAAATATAACAAATATTTTGATCTCTAGTTTCTTCATAAATAAAATTTATTTTTTGTAAATCTACTAATTTTTTCTGGAAACAATAAGAGAAACAAAGGAAACAATGATTGTTTCTCGGTAACTGTTTGGCTATCAATTCTATAGGGTCGCCCGAGAAACAATAAAAAAAGCGCATTGTTTCTCATTTAACTGCTTGATTTTCAATAAACTAAAATGTTAATTTATGTTAAAAAGCATCCAGGGAAACAATAAAAAGGCAGCCTAACCCCCAGCGGCTCCTGGGCAATATACGCGTTTTAGGTAGTATATGGTAATTATCTATATTTTATAATATCAAAGGTTTTATACTTTTATTGTTTCCTTTGTTTCCAGAGCACCTAGGATCACTACCACCGTGACTTCGTTGGAGAAACAATCATTGTTTCTCTTTGTTTCCTTTGTTTCTCTGCTAAAAATGAGAAACCTCTGCATTACGTTGGTTATCAGTCAACTGCAGAGGTTTCGCAAGTAGCATCATGCAAACTAAAACAAGCTACCTGCCTAATTGCGAAAGTGTCGCAACATTAGATTTGCGAACTCTCTCATTTCAAAAAAGTAGTTGCGAGACTTTCGCATATGTACTTTTTGCCTGAAAAAATGTCGCATTTATTCTCATTTTTACTTATTTCTCTTAAAATTGTCTTTTTTAGAGTTAAAAACTCTTGTGCTTTTTGGTCTTATTTTTACACAAAATAAGCATATTTTTTACACCTATTTTAGATCTCATTTATAGAGTTAAAAAATAGCTATGAAACATCTTTTTCAAAGAATTCTATTTCGTAATTGTGTTTAACTTTTGAGCCTTCTATAATGAACTCTAAAGTGCTTCCAATTATATTTTTGATTTGCAGAAGATCAAACAGTTTTTCCTTATCTATGCGGGTTTGATCTAGCCTAGCTGCGTGTAGTCCGCCTATGTGATTTGCCACTATGTGCAATGTTGGTTTTTTATTCATTTGTGTATTATATTAGCGTGAAAATAGTTATAGAAAGCATAACCCAAAACACGAATTTTATGATAGTCCATAGATCTTTAAGCTTCATCGTACTGTCTTAAGAGTTTAAGAGTTTCGAATGCTTGATATTTAGGCGGAATATAAACATAGCAATTACTATAGAAAAAAGCTGAAACATTAGCTTCTAGCAGCATGTTTTTCTCTTGATGATTAAGAAATAGTTGGAAACTTATACTATTCTTAGACTGCCTTCTTACTACTCTAGAACCACTTCTTAAGAATGCTTCTTCTTTAGAGTCTGCGTATGTGCTGTATTTACAGTATGACCAATCAAATAGACCATTCACTGTTTTTGCTATTTCACTTCTTGCTGCCATTAGTATTTTACTTTTTTTATCTGTTCTATTATTTCTTTGATAACCTCCCAATCTAAGTTGTACTGCTTAGAGAGTCTAGTAACTGAGATCCCTCTAGTATTTGCTATATAAATGTCGTATTTCTCTTTGCTAGTTATACCACTTCTTTTGATGTCTTCTAAGACTTTTATAGAAGTGCTTATGTCACTTATTACAAGGTCTACTTTAAGAATTTCGTCTTTGTTGATCAGTGGAAATGACTGAGCTAAGAGATATTCTTTTGTCTTAGTGGCATCTCTAAGTGCATCTTGTAAGACTTTTACTGGGTAGAACTTGATCATACAACAATTCTAAGATCATGTTTTCTTATAAAAGCGTTAGCTTTTCTTTTGAATGTATGAGGTGCTTTACATGAGAAGATCACTTCGCCATTGATCTCAATAGTGTATTTTTCTTTGATCAAGTAAAATGCTGCGATATCATTGTCATTTTCTAAGTTTATGGATTCACCCAGCTGAAGTAAGTCTACTACTGTACTGTCTATCTCAGTAGATCTAAGTTGCATTGAATTAATAAAACTAAAGCTGTATATAGACATAGCTTTTTTAAACTCTTTCACTGCGTGTATTTCTTGATCAAACACAGCTTGAAGTTGCGTAACTGCTTGCAGTGTTTTTGATGTAGCTCTGACAATCTTCTTTAGATCACCAGATCTGCATATCTCAGCTATTTTAATATCGTCTAGCATTTTCTTTTGTGAACGTGTAGCAAACTCATTGAAAGCAGCTTGAGTAAGCTCTATTTCTATTAGAGCATCATCTACTGATTTACCACTCTTCACAAGTTGAGTAAGCTCATCTAATCGTATGTCTTGAGGTTTCATAGTATTATTTATTTAAAAATGCTTTGATTATAGATCTACATTCTAAAACTTCAGACTCATTATTAAAAGTAGTCCAGTTTAAATAAGCTATAAGATCAACAGTAGGAATAGCTTCAATGTTATTCTTGATCATGTTTGGTTTTGGTTGAAAATGCTTTACTCCATCTTGAATGTAGTTAAACTTAAAAGAACCAGAGTTAGAATTGTTTTTTACTACTTGAATTTGAGTTTTCATAATATATGTTTTAGTTTGTTTGATACTCAAATATACACTTTATAAATGAAACTAAAAAATATTTTATGAAAATAATTAAAAAAAGTTTTAATCTTCTTGGGGTTTCAGTTTTATAGATCTACAAGGAAAGCCTCTTGTCCATCTACTTGCTCGCATATTTTTATTCTTAACTAGTAGTTCAAAAGTTAGGTGTATTGCTTCCATTGTTTTCATGTTCATAATTTGTGCACTACTAAATCGCCAGTCAATGACATCATACTCTTCAAATGGTGGTTCTTTCATACTGCTAAATAAGCCACCACCTAGTTGTTGTTTTGTACCTATTAAATGTCCTACTTCTATTGGAATTTCCATATTTCTATTTATTATTTTATTTTTTAAAAAAAAAACACTGATCTGTTGTCTTCACCGTGCAACGTCTGTCGCTAGCCAGCTATCTGAACGCTCTTCCTCATAGATTTAGAGTCTATCGACTACGAACCTAGTCTCGGGAGCTTTTAAGGTGTCTGTTTTCCACAGTGTTTTTATTATGAAAGAACACAAACAGGGTGACTGTACTAAACTAACTACAATTTGTACGACTGTCATTTTGCATGAATTTACCACAAAGTGGCTGCTGTAGTCATATAGCCTACATACTCAACAGTTAATCGCTTATCTGTGTTCTTATTTTTTTCTTTAAAAAATAGTTTGCCTTACTATTAATACCTCTAAGAGTCATGCTATTAATGAACAAATCCCCTCGTTCATTGGATCTTATGTTTAAGAACGTTACTGAAGTAGTAAAAAATCATACAAAATCTACACCAATATTATATTCTTAAGTCTGCTATTGAGTTCTGAAGTTCTCTTAGTTCTTTAAGTAGCTCTGTTCTTTTCTCTTTGGATTTTTCTAACATTCTTATGCAAACTCTATTCATTATCTGTGTGCGCTCTTCGTACGTAAATACACACGTAACATTGTCGTTGAGTGTGCTCATTATTGAGTCTACTGCTGCAGATTTATATTTTTCTTTCTTCTCTAATGAGATTATTCTGTTAAGGTTAAATAGACTCATGATCAATGTGTTTTTACTTCTTCGTCCCAATTTGGAAATCTTCTTATAAATAGTCTTACATCTGCCCTATATAGATCTAATGAAAGTCTTACTATAGATTTTGAGTGTAGCAGTGGTTTCCATTTTCTATTTAAAATATCGTGCTGCTCTTGTGCTTCTCTCACAGTTTCATAGTTTTTAGTTCAACTTTTTCACCTCTGTATCTTATCACTTTCATAGTAGAAAGCCTCTCGTTTATCCTTTCAACTAACATAGATCTTACTGTGTTATCAGGTTTCCAATCATTTAGAAGATCATCAGGAAGATCATGGAAAGCATCGCTGTAGTCTTGAATAGAGAAACCTCTATCTTTACACTCAATGCGAATAGCAGTGTATCTTGTGTACAAATAATAAAGCTTATCATAGAAGAACTTTACATGACCTGCACCTAATCTAAAATCATTAGGAATGTCTTCAACTTTTGCTTTTCCAGATATTATACAGTTTGGAATTCTTACTATTTCTCTGTGTTCAGCTAAAAGCATTTGATCACACAGTTCTGATGGTTGTATTGATGCACTTATTCTAGTCATTGCTCTTAGATTTTATAGCATAATTATGAGTTTAGAACTATTAGGTTATTTCTTGAAGCATCTCTCAACAACCTTTCTCTATGTGTGCAAAGTTGTTGTGTAGTATAGCAGTTTGTTAAACCTAACTCTAGTAGTTCTTTTATTGTTTGCTTGTGTTTAAATTAATTGCCATAATATATGTTTTAGTTTGTTTGATACTCAAATATACACAGTATAAACGTAACTAAAAAATATTTTATGATTTATTTTAAAAAAAGTTTCATATCTCTACTTCTTTACCTGTTACAATCCTGTAGATCTCTCTAGTAAGCTTCACGTCATAGACGCCATTGTGCAGCATTACATCTTCTACATACAATCCTAATTCTTCAGCTACTGTCTTAAGTTTGAAGTTTGGCATTGACACTCTTCTTTCAATGAGGTATTCACATGCTAAAACCATAACATCTAATGAGTCTCCCCAAAACCAAGAACCAAAATATGTATCTCCGTTTTGTTCAAACCATCTTCTTAAGAAAACATCATCAAACTTTCTGTTGTTAAACCCTACTAGATACATTTTATCTTTTCTATCGTATCTATCACAGTATCTCTCTAATATTGATACAAACTCAATATGAGCATCTTTCATATCTTGATATACAAGTATTTCATCTTCTAAAACATTACCTACTAGAAGAGCCTTAGGTTCAATTATTGCTTTTGGGTGTGGTCTTGTTTTAATGTCAAATTCTTCTACTATTTCACCATTGAATTCTACAACACCAGCTATTTGGTGTATGCTGTTTTTACGTTCGTCAGTTCCAGTAGTTTCTAGATCATAAAATATTTTTATGATGTCGTCTCTTGTTTTGAATTTCATAGTTTGTATTTTTTCGTGTAGTTGTGGAAACATTTCCATGTATTTATTCATGTATCTTATTACATGGATTGTGAATTTATGTTGAGGTACATCAATGAACTTTTCTTTGAGTCTAACAACAGCTACTCTATAGCCATTTGAGTGATCATAGAGTGTGTTGTTTTCTCTCGTGTATTTTCCTGACTCAATTAGTTTCATTCCTGTTTAAAAAGTCATTATACAAGTGCAGATCTGCTGCATAGTGGAAGTATGTACCTGTTTTAAGTTTCATCTCTTTTGCTACTAATTTATGCATCTCTGAGAAACAGTATTGATCATTGCAAAAACCAAACCATAGATCATTGGATCTCATCAGAACTGTCATATCTAGTTTTTCACCACAGTCTGAGACTTCAAAACCTATGTTAAGCGTACATGGTGTATCATGGCGATAGTCTTTCTTTTCTTTACCATCGAAAATGGAAAGCCATGCATGTCTAGTCGTAGAGTCGTGTTGTAGCTGAGAAATACATTTTTCAATTTGGTTGTTTCTATTCCACTGCCACCCATAGTTACTGTTGACTATGTTGTCACCGTTGTGCATTATGTCCCAAATAGGTGCAAACTTTTTTAATTCTTCTACACTTCTATTTTGTGATAAGTACCAATCAAATTCTCTCTTAGCATACTTGTCATTCCAGTTTCTAAAAGGTGTTTCTATGTGATTGTCTTCTGGTTTCAAAATATAGAAACCTATATTTCTAAGTCTCTTAGTGCCATTTGCTCTTTGAGTGCCTTCTGAGTTTATCTTATTGTAAAAATAATCAAAGGCATCTTCTGCTGTGTGGAATGTGTTTATGTACGAATGTATGCTCATATCTAATAACTTCTTTTTTGTCTGTTTCTGTTCTCTACATTTTTAGCCATGTAGTAGTTGTAAATAGTTTTTGAGTCTAACCCTAAAGACACAGCATAGTTCATAAAGAAATGTAGTTTGTCTACGAATTCCATTACAAGTTCTTTCTTATCATTTTCAGTGAGATCAGAGAGCTTCATTTGTGAAGCTTTCGGGTGGTCTTTCTTCCATGGCTTCCAAACAGCATTTCCAATGCCATCATTTATGCCACCTAATGCATCAAACATTTCATGGTCTTCATCGCCTTCTGCGTGTTTGTTCATCAACCAAAAATTCTTTATGTCATTAAGTGACATAGTGTCAAAATCGTAGTTGTAAATCTTAGTCTGAGTATCTCTTTGAAGTTCTAAGATGTCACCTAGTGTATCTTTAGAGTCTTTAAATAGGTCTAGTATTTCTAAACCTGAACAAATGTTGTCTGTGTTTGCCATCTTTTATTGTTTTACTATTAATTTTTCTATGTTTACTATGTTTTGTGCAGTAGAAGCTATCACATGTATTTGTGGCTGCTCACTGTACACTGGATCTATAAAAAACTCTTTTATGAGGTTTATGTCATATAACAATTCGTTTTTTATGTCAGACGCTCTAAAGAACAGTTTTACAGTGTCTTGAAAATAATGGATGATATTAAGACAACTCGTATTAACTGTATCATCCATGTAGTCTGAAAGTTTGTCAGCTATTACGACTACACATCTTCTGCTTTTGTCTTTGTTTCTTGAAACTGTTTCAATGATTGATCTAAAATCCATGTCGTTTTTCATCATAGCTGATACTGTATAAATAGTACCTATTAGATTTGACTGCTCTTCTACATTTGTGAAAGATTTTCTATGTAAGAAACCCTCCATTGATTTTATAGAAATGTCCATGTTTGAAAAAGCTTTTCTTTTAGCAAACATGTAGCTGTCTTCTATTTGGTTTATCTGATCAGCTCTGTCTATTCTAAAATAGTAAGAGTCGTCATTGAAAAGAGGATATTTATATATATTCATAACTACATTATTTGAAACAACTGCATGAGTCTTGCCAAGTTGTTTGGATTTACTCTTATTTTATTCATAGAAACAGCATAAAATATAGCTTCGTACATCTTTCTAGCTGCTAATATTTGATCATATGAAAAAGCTTCATTTCTTTCACTGTCAAAAACGAAGTCTTCTTCTCTGTCAACGAGTATAAACAAACAGTTTTGACTTTCAAATATCTTTTGAAGTTCTACTGGATTTTTTACTCTGTGCTTTTGGTCTCTAAATAGACTGTATACCATTTCTGATACAAAGTTTCTATCAGAAATGGTTTTTTTAGGTGTTATATAGTGACTGTGAAAATCAAATTTCTCATCTGGTTTATCAAAGTGAATTATAGGCCATCCTAAAGTTTGACTTAGTTTTTCACACAGCTGAGATTTACCTTGCTGATCTGCACCTTCTACTATTATCTTATCTATTTTTATCATCTAATATCAATAAATAGGTTTTCTGTTCTACGTCTTTTAGCTTTTGCTTTCTAAAATCAATAACAGCGTCTACACTAGAGCAAACTATGGGGTTGCCGTGAGTATTAAATGAAGTGTTTATCACACATAGACTGTTCACATTTTCTAGAATGCTAGAAATATTACTCTGTGAACACCTAGAAATAACTTGAGGTCTACCACTAAAGTTAGTAGTTTTTGGGTATTTATGCATAACGCCTCTGTACTCCATATGCTCAACAGCATCTTCATTAAAATCATCTGTTATTATCATGTATTCGTTTGATCTTATGACTCTAGATCTATCTAAATGACTTCTAAATAAATCTATATAATTTTTCTCTAAAAGTACAGGCGCCATAGGCATTACTGTATTTCTACTATTGAGCATGTTTATATAATCTACATTCTCTTTAGTTGGTAAAGCTAATGTACTTGTGTTACATAAAGCTCTTGGGCCAAATTCTAAATCTCCTTGTATGATATTAACTACCTTATCTTCGTTGATTAATTGAGCTACTTTAGAGATAAACTCATTAGGTTCAGTAAAATGCATAATTCTAGAGTCTTCTACTTTGTGGTCTAATGATCTCACACCGTAGCACAGATCAAAGAACTTAAAATCGCCTATGTATTTTTGGTACATTCCAATTGCTGCACCTTGATCACCAGAAAGAGGCATTACACATATGTCACCTTCTATGGTTTTCTTTATTGCATTATTGAGTTTCACATTGTAGAAACAACCGCCAGAGAGAACTATGTTTTTGACATTTAAACTTGATATGAGCTTAGTCATTATGTTTTCTACACAGTACTGAATGTAGTAACCTATTATGTGTCTTTTGAGATGATTTATTATCTCTTCTGAGCCACTCTGAAGTGTTTTCATAACGTTGTCAAACTGTATATTGAATATAGATTCAGCAGTCATTAGAGCTTCTACATCAATGTAGCCTTCGTGTGTTTTCTCCTTCTTCTGTTTAAATATACCTAGTATTTTCAAATAGTTTTCTATATAAGTGTCAGCTAACTCTTCTATTGTTCTAAGTTGCTGCCTAGAAATATAATCTAGAATGTGAGCTTCATAACCTAGAAACTTATATTCATCTTGATTTTCTTTCATACCACAGTAAGAACATGCATACTGGTACATCAAACCCATAGAGTTCATGTAGTCATAGTATCTGCTTTGTAGTTCTAGTTTTCCAGTCTTTGTGTTGTATCTATAGAAAGACATCACCTCTTCGTTGTTACCAAAACCATCTGCTACTAAGAAATGAAAGTCACCTAGGTTTTTTCTCTCTACTTTTTCTAAGATAAAAGCTAAACTAGAGTAAGCGTGAGCGTCATGATGAGTGAAGTTCTCTGAGAGGTTTACGATTTTCATATCATACTTCTTACATAGATTGTTTATGTAAAAATGGTTGAAATACTTATCTGGAAATGAAGATTGATCAAAATTATCAAACCAGTGTGAAATAAATATTCTAGCTCCGTAAAGCTGAGAGTCGTCTATGTTTTCTATGATCTTATTTATAGAAGACGAAGGAAATGAAGAGTCAGATTTTTTAAGCGTTAGTCTCTCTTCTTCATAACCTACTGGCTTGTCTATGCCGTTGAAAAATACAGCACTCGAATTGTGCCCCAATGTAATCATTAAGGCACATTTGTTTTGTTCTTGCATGTTTTTAAAGGTTTAAATTTACGTTTGTTATTGCACAGCAGTCTCTCTTAAGAGTCTTGTCATTAAGTATCACATAGTAAACTCTGTCTAAGTTTCTACTCATGGCTATACTTCTTATAGTCCCTATGTGTTTTCCTCTTTGAGATCTGTTTTCGTATTGTACTGTTCTACCTATGTTCTTATGAACAGCTTTATATTTCTTTGTTTGTTTAAATTCAGAAATAAGTCTTTCTCTTTCTAACTGCTTTTCTGTCTTAGGAAGCGTATTGCGTTTTCTTACAGTTTTAACTTCTTTTTTAGTTTCAGGTTCTTCTAGTTCAATACCTCTTGACTCTAGTAAGAATTTAAGAAGTTTAAGTTGTACACCTTTAGAACCACTTATTTGTTTCTCAGCTTGCTTTGTAGCTAACTGCTTAATGCTCTTAGCATCAAAAACTTTTACTTCTAAAGTCTCTAAAACTTCTTCAGAAATTCTTTTTATAAATGAGTCGTATGACTCTTTTTCTTTTGGTTTATGAGATGATCCGTCCTGCAATACGAGTTCGTGATCATTACCTAACGTGTAATACTTAGCTTTCATGGTATTTGTTTTTGCTTGTTATGCTGCTAATATAAGGAATTTATTTTAAACCCCAAAATATTTCTTTAGTTTTTTTTAAAATAAATATTAAAAAGGTACTTCACAATCATCGTATCTCTTATTTGAGTTGTCTCTGTGCATCTTCATAGAATTATGAGATAGACTTAAAATATGTATATTATAGTAGTAATAACCTACTTTTGGGTTGATCCTATCTATTGAAGCAGATCCAGCTTTTTCACCTTTAAGCTCTATATAGTTTGTAGTTCTGCAGAATATTCTAAACTGCCTAAGTGTCAATCCAAATTCTACACCTCTTTTATTTGAGTTAGACTTTAATACTTGCAATGTGTATTTTTCAATATCATTGCATTTATTGTATCTATGCCTATGTTTACCACAGAACCTGTCTTTTGAAGTATGGTTGTTTCTACAACCATGAGCTACACATACGGCTTCTTTTCTGTGGGTTACTATTCTAAACATTAATCGAAATTTTTTGCATACCTATCTAACCTAGCTTTGACTGCTTTCATTATACCTTCTTGCTTAGCATCTTTTCTAGCGAGAGCTTTCATCACATCAATGTCCATAGTTTTATTGATAACTAAATGGTGTATGATCACAGGTTTATCTTGACCCTGTCTGTGCAATCTAGCGTTAAGTTGCATGTATAATTCTAATGACCAATTTAACCCAAACCAAACTATGTCACTTCCACCCTGTTGCAAGTTTAAACCATGACCACCTGAAGCTGGGTGCATTATGAGAACTTGAATTTCGCCTCTATTCCATTGATCAATGTGCTCTGGTTTTTCAAGTTTTACTATATTGTATTTCTTTAATCTTTTTTGAATTCTTTCTAAATCATGCCTGTATGTGTAAGCAATCAATACTGGTTTACCATTTGCTGTTTCTACTATCTCTTCTAAAGCATCAAGTTTTATATTATGTATTTCATGATAGTCTCTATTTTCATCATACACAGCACCGTTTGCAAACTGTAGTAGTTTATTTGAAAGAGAAGCAGCATTGAGAGCGCTGACTTCTTTTTCGCTCTCTAGTATCTCAAGTATTTTTTCTTTTTCAAAATCATCATACTTTGCTCTTATAGCTTCTGGAAAATCAAGTCTTATATAGTTGTCTATTCTTTCAGGTAGATCGAGATAGTCTTTAGCTTTCATGCTCATACAGATGTCTTTTATTTTAGAGTGTATCTGCTCATCACTTCCTTTATTTAAGTTATAGTTGAAAACTACTTGACCATTTGATTGCCCTGGAGAAAAGTAGTTTTTTCTGTATTCTGTAATTGTTTTGCCAAGCCTTTCACCTCTGTCTAATAGAAACATCTGTGACCATAAATCAATTAAACCATTTGGTGCAACAGTTCCTGTTAGTATTACCACTCTTTTAAAAGAAGCTTGTACTTTCTTAAGAGCTTTAAACCTTAGGGATTTTGCAGACTTAAAACTACTGCTTTCATCTACTATCAACATATCAAAAGGCAGCATAGAACCGCCAAACTGCCCACACAGCCACACGATGTTATCTCTACCTATTATGTATATGTCGGCTTTAGCTTTAAGCGCTTCTGTGCGTTTCTTTGGGTTTCCTATTATTTTGCTTATTCTTAAATGGTTTAAGTGCTCCCACTTATCTATTTCAGCACTCCATACGCTTTCAGCTACTCTTTTAGGTGCAATCACTAAAACTGTATCTATTTCTAAATCTTCATACATCAAATAATTTGCTGCAGTAAGAGATGAAACTGTTTTCCCTAATCCCATATCTAAAAAAAGGCCACAATGAGAATTCTCAACTATGTGTTTTTTAGAGTGCCTCTGATAGTTATGCATGTTTTTTTCACTTAGCATTTTCTGTATAGTTTTTTAATTCTTGTTCTAGGTACTCTTTCTCATAATCATCATGAGAAGTACATAGGTATGAATAATGGTTTGGCCTTTCTATTACACCTAGTACTAAGAGCGGTTTACTCTCTGGATCTAAAATGTGAACTACTAGACTTAATATTTTAAATTTATTGTTTTTCATTTACAAGTATGTTTTTTATCTGCAATGAAGTATCTACTATGTAGACTTTAAATCCAAGATCTATGAGTTTTTTATGTACATAGAGCTGTATCTTTCTAGGTTTTTGTTTTGTTGTTTTTAATTCAATAAAAAATAGACGACCCCCTGGCAACAAGCAAAGCCTATCTGGTAACCCTGTAAAGTACGTAGTCAGTAGTTTTAAACACAACCCGCCTATTTTCTCTGTTTCTTCTCTAAGCTTTCGCTCTAATATCTTTTCTGACTCTATTTTCAAAATCTATGCTATTAAAAAATTCTAAGTAAGAACCACTAAAACCATCCTGTCTAGCTTCTCTAAGTAGTTTCCAAATGTTACATATAATATGAGCTATGCTGTTGTGTACTTGTGAAACATTGTGCTTACTTGCTACTAACTTTAAAGCTAAATCTACGACTTTTGCTTTTCCATACTCTTCATCTTCTATGTATTTCTTATAGCTTCTAACTAAATCTAGTTCATTAACTTTTTTTTCTTCTAACAACCTCTGTAAATTCATTACGCTCTGATGAGCTTTCTTGTAGTCAAATTCTACTGAGCCTCTGTATTTTCTATCTTCTAGCTCATTCATACCTATGTGAGTTTTCTAGAGTAAAATTTCTGTTTTCCGTAATGTTTAAAAGTTCTAGTAGAAGTGTTGTATTCCCATTCATCTAAACTTTTCATAATTGCATTTATTTCTCTAGTAGCATACCTATTCATTTTGTCTTTCTCTTTCTCTAAACACTCACACCATATTTCTGCTATGCACACGTAGTCTCTTTCTTCTGTGCCTTGAGATAACATGTCCGCTGAAAACTCTTGACGCTCTAGTATATCTCTATCATCCCAGTCTTGCGGTAGTTTTCTTTCTAAGTAGTTTTCTATTATACCTCTTCTCTCATCAATTTGGCTGTGTTTAACTTGCTCGTTCTCTGCTATTTTCTTAGCATCTTCACTTAGAATAGTCTCTTCTTTTTTAGCATACATAGTCATTACTTCTGCCCATATTTGATCTATTTCATCGTCTAAATGTTTCCATACATCTTTTGTTGCTCTATCAGCATTTACGTCTATTGGTATAAATCTCCTGTTACCACTTGGGTCGTTAAGAAAATCTTTTTCATTTGTAGTTCCAGCAAAAACGCATTGGCGTTTAAAAGTCTCAGAAGATCTTGCGTAAGCTGGTCTAAATTGATCCTCTTGTTTTGTTATAAAGTGTTTTACCGCTTCAACTTCTGCTTTTCTAAGACCTGCTAGTTCTGCCATTTCTATGATCCAAGCTCCCTGTATTTGCTCTAGCGCTTCTTTACCTTGAACTGTCATAAATGTATCTGAAAACCATGGACCACCTAATTTAGAAAAGAAAGTACTTTTGTTTGTACCTTGATCACCGACTAAAGTCAAAACTAAATCGAACTTACACCCAGGTCTGAAAATTCTATTTACTGCACCAAGTAACCACTTTCTTATTGCTTCTCTTGTGTAAATGTTATCATCAGCACCAAAATAGTCAATAAGTAATGTATCAACTCTTTTCTCATCATCCCACGTTACTTCATTCAAATAGTCTTTGATTGGATGAAATGACTGTTTCTGTAGCTCAAGTGAAAGAGAGTCGTCTATTTTGAGAGTCCCTGTCACACCATATATGCTTTCAATGTAGTTTCTAATTCCTGAATAGTCTACATTTTTTATTGGTTCTGGATTTTGTATTCTCCTCCACGGTAAACTTCTAAATACATAATGCTTATTGTCAAAATCATTCTGCTTAAATGCCTTTTTTAATCTTGCATCATTTGCTAAAATCATATTTATGTTGTTAGCTGTAGATAAGTAGTTGCCTTTACTGTCAACTTCTAACTCAGTCATCCAATCTATTTCGTCTTGATCACCATCAACATTATTTGACTCTTCAAAATCATAGTCGCCAAAATCATATTTAGAAGAATTTATGTTTTCATTTGCTATTGTTTTCTTTATTTTTTTATCTGATCTAGCAAGATCTTCCATAGCTTTGTAGCTATTTGGTTTTGTAGAAGTAGGCGCGTCATTGTCTAAGTGAGAAAACAAATGCAACCTAACTAGATCAAATGAGTTTGAAAGTTTACCTGAACATGGATCTGTACCATGATGAGAGTAAGCAAACTTGTCATCATAAACCATTAGACCCCCAGAAGTACTACCTTTTTTATAAGTATATCTATCATCATAAGCAGTAGCGTCGTATTCTTCTTTTAGAAAAGTATCTATGCTTTCTGAAATTGAATATGTTCTACAGAATATGCCGACTATGCCTTTTTTTAATTCAGGATCTTCTTGCTTATTTGCTGCACCACCTAACTCATCTAGTTTTTTAGAAGCTGTAGGCCACAGACTTGTATCTTTCCAATCTATGTATGTGTCTAAGACTTCATCTGCGTCAACCCAAGGACCATCTTGATATTTAAAATAGTAGTCAATGTCTTTTGGATTTGACTGCCAAAACATCAATCTGTTTGTTTCAAACGTAGTGTTATCAAAGAGATCAATTCCCATATCTCCAGCAATCTTTCTAGAAATAGCAACATATTCATCTGGTGTTACTTCTCTAGATATTGGAATTATGAGTCTGTATCTAGGATTTGCGTCACAATGTTTATGAGTTGAATGTATTATAGCAGCATTTCCAAACTGTAGAGTGAAGTCATCCCAAAAATCAAGGTGAGCAAAATCTATGTCAAGAGTCATCAGTTGTCTGTGGACTACATTCTTAGGGCTTCTTCTACCATTTCTTAGATATGCACCTACATAGCCACCGACGTCTTTTATCTTTCCTTGCTCTGCTTTACTCGCTGATATGAATTCTTTGTATGTCTCATTTGTTTTATTTTCTTCTGAAAGTCTTTGCACTAACTGTGAGAAAGTCATTTTTTTATTCTTCCAAACTTTCGAGTTAGCACTCATTCCAACAGCTATGTCAATCTTACCGTCGTATTTCATGTATTAGTCTTTTTTATAGTATCTTGTTATGTACCCATCGGCATTAAGAGGTAGACCTTCTGCCCAATCAATATCTAAACCCATTATCTCTTCTATGTCTTTCAGCTCTTGATCAGCTATTTCCAGTTTAACTTCGCACACTACTTCATCGTGTACGTGCATAGCTATTGGATAACCATATGCATCTAATTTTAACATTGATTGTGCCAACAGATCTCTTGAAATAGCTTGAACAACATTCTCAACTATTTTACCTCCGTATGTATCAATGTGGATCCACTGTTTTGTCTTTTGATCAACTCCTTTATATGCTACACTTCTTGTTTGGAATTTATTCATAACAAACTTAGGGTCCCAATAAAACAGCTTTCTACCAGAAGGAAGTTTTATTGTAAGAGCTTCGTCTTCGTATGCGAATTCAACATTTTTAAACTTAGAAACAACTACACTTTGAGAAGATAGAGCTTTTTTCATACACCTATCAAAGTTGTCCCAAAGAGCAACAATTTTAGGGTTTGCTTTTCTCCATTTTGTTACTGTGGATTTCATATCATTGTCAGACATACCCATCTCTTCACCACCCATTCTCTTCATAGCACCAATTGCACCTTGGTAACCTAAAGCAAGTTCAGCATTTTTACCTCTAGCTCTATATTCTGAGTCTTTTGTAACTTCTTCTAGTGGGACATTAAACATTCTAGATGCAGATGCTTCATAGATTTTCCCATGTGTTCTAAATACTTCTTCTCTCCACTCTTCACCAGCAAGCCAAGATAGTACTCTAGCTTCAATTGCGCTAAAATCGGCTACTGCAAATGTATAACCTTCTTTAGCTATAAATGTTGTTCTTATTAGCTGAGATAGTATCTTAGAAATGTCATCATACAGCATAGATGCAAGATCATAATCACCAGAAGCAATTACTTCTCTAGCATTATCAAGATCTTTTATGTAGTTTCTAGGTAAATTTTGAAGCTGCACTAATCTTCCAGCCCATCTTCCTGTACGATTTGCACCATAGAACTGAAATAAGCCATGTACTCGCTCATCATCACATACGCAGTTTATCATAGCTTCGTACTTTTTAGTAGATGACTTAGCTAGTTTCTTCCTCATCTTAAGTACATCACTAACAGGACCAGCACCCGCCTCAGTTATCAAGTCCGAAATGAGATCTTTTGCAAGTGATTTTATTTCTTTTTGCATTTTGTCACCGATCCAAGATTTAAGCTGTGCTGGACTGTTAGGATTGTCTAAACCTGTTATCTTTTTTACTTTTGCTTTTATCTCATCTGAAAATTTATTGTCTATCTCAAAAGCATTCTTAGCCATTTTCACGTCTACTTTTATACCTAGATCATTTATTTTTTGATCAAGTATGTAGTTTATTCTTTCGAAATTTGGAAAATCATATTTCTTAAGCTTTCTATGTATTTCTCTTTCTGCTTCTACATCACCTACGCAGTATTCTTTAAATAGATCCCACTTTTCTAAATCATGTTTTGGAAAGTTTCTAACTCTCATGTCATTCGATTTAGTTGGTCTAATTGGACAAGAGAAAAAACGTATGAGCTCTTTTCCTGAAGTAAGTTTAGATTTGTCTTCTAGTTTCAAAGCTTTAGAAACTTGACCTAATGAAAGAGGTAAACCACAGTATGCAGCTTTTACAGCTGTACAGTTCCAATCTTCTATGTCTGTTTTTAAACCATAGTTGTTGAAAGCTGTTCTTTCAAAATTAGCATTGTGTGCATGTTTTACTACAGACTTATCTAAAATAGCTGAAATAAATGTTTTTGGAAGATGTTCACCTTGTGCTAAATCTATGATCTGTATAGGATCATTATCAAAAGCATAGGCCACCATCAGTATTTCAAAATCTACAGACTGCATATATTTATATGAGCCAGAAGTTTTTATGTCTATAGAACTGTATGTCTCTATATCAATGTGTAAGTTTTTCATGTGATGCTTGCTTGTTTTGTGAAAAAGAAAGGACTCGAACCTCTAACCTTAGTATCATGTTTTAATGATTGCAATCCCACGCTCTAGCCAATTGAGCTACTTTTCCATATAAAATAAGCAGTAGATTAAACCACTGCTTATTTTGTTTTTGATAACTTTACTATTTATAGCAAATCATCATCATCGCCAAAGTCAGACTCTGCAGTCGCTCTGGTTCCGCCTAGTGGTTCACCGTCTTCTAGTTTTTGAATATTATTCAAGCCTACAGCTACGCCTTTGTTTCCAGAAACGTTGTAAGCATAAAAATTTAAAGAAGCTCTACCATAACAACCAGAATAGATCTCATCTTGATCAATGATAGCTTGTACACTTTCATCTACAAGACCTGGTTGTCTAGCACTATTTGCGTTAACAAAGTAACAATCAGCATAAGCTTCATCGTCTTCTCTGTCTTCATCACCATCTCTCAATGGGTTTTTAAAGTTACTTGGGGTTTTACCTCCAAATTTCTTTTCTTTTCCTTCTTCTAAAGCTTCTTGAATTGCTTCTTGAATTGCTTTAATGGTTTTTTTGTCTGACTTAGGAATGATGATAGAAGCACTATATTTTGCTTCGGCGTTTTCATCAATTGCTCTAGGTTCAAAAACGTTTAAATAACTAAATCTTACTTTACCGGTAATGACTTTAGTCTTTGATTTTGTTTGTTTTGCCATAGTAATGGATTTTTAATTATATTTATATTGACTGCTAATATACTAATTTAATTCTAACTATAAAAATATTTTTTGTAAATAATTAAAAAATATTTATTGGTTATATGAGATCATCTTGATCTTCTTCACCAAAATCGTTTTGCACACAAAAATCATCTTCTATGCTGCTTTCTTTATATTCTGGTCTTTTATCAGACTCATGCACAAGTGTAGGTTTGCCTAGGGGTTTTTCTACAAAGTTTGAAAGTAAAGCATTGAATTTAGGTTTTCCTAAGACTTTTTCAATAGCTGTTATTCCTAAAAGAGCAGGTTTAGATAGATAGTCATCTTTCTTAATTCTTTTCTTTTTAAGTTCTTTCTCTACTGCTTCTTTGTCTTTCCAAGCTCTATTGCTTCTACCAGCTACAAGTTTGTGCTCAGGCCAAGATTTACCTTTTATAGCTTCGCTTGTTATATGATCACCGACTGATTTTATCCAACTGAGTATTTTAGGAAACATCTTATAGGCTTCTATGAGTTCTTGGTCTGAAAGTGTTTTTATTTCTTCTTTCACATCTGAAAAATCATCTTTAGCTAAAGACATTGCTTCTTGTGCAAGTTTTGGGCATTTTGGTTTGACTTTACAGAATTTACACCAATCACCTGAGCAAAGTTCACCTTCACCTTTGACAGCCATTTCTGCTTTTGGTTTAACTTCTTCCTCTGCCCACTTCTTTAAATCATATGCAGAGATGTCCCATGTTGAAATTGAGTCTAGTCTAGGTTGCACAATTGTCAATCTAACAGTTTCTATGTTATACATCAGTTCTGCGTCAATGAGCGCTCCTAAACCATAAAGCTTAAGTTGTGGATTTTCTTCTGCAGATACTCTAACACCTTGACCATGTTTGTAGTCTATTACTTCTAATACTCCGTCTGCTATTATTATATCATCACAAGTTCCAAAACCATTTTCAACGTATGATGAAAAATCAACTTTCTTTTCAATAAAAAGTTCAGCATCAGGTGTTCTTCTTTTAGCTTCTGTGAATTGCTCTATGACGTAGTCTACGTGTTTCTGCACGTGTTCTTCCATGTCTTTAGAGTAGAACTCATTTTTCTTAAGAGGTTCTACTGTCTTGTCATATGCTTCTTTTGTTAGAAGTTTTAATTCTAACATCAAGTTAAGTTCTGCAAACTCATGAGCCAATGTTCCTTCTCTAGCATACTTAGAGCTAGTGTTTTTTATACCTTCTTCTAAAAGTGGACTAGGTGTACAGTTCATCCACCTAGATGCTCCAGAAGCTGACAACAGCGCATGTTTTCTTGCGCTGTGATCAATTTTTATAGCTTCTGACATACTACAGATCTAATAAGAATTTGTTAAACTCTTCGTAATATTTAGGGTCTAACTTAGTAAGATTAGGTGCTTTTAGTTCTTTCAACTTAGCTTTCACATCATCTCTGTGATCTTTTACTTTTGTTGAAAGGTTAGCTCTTACTTCCTCTAAAGTCAATGCTTCGCTGTCAGCTTCTTCTTTAGGTTCAGCTTTAGGTTCAGCTTTAGGTTCAGCTTTTGCTTCTTCTTTAGGTTCAGCTTTTAACTTTGTTTTTCTTGCTTTAGCTGGTTTTTCATCTTCAGACAGTTGTGGTAGATTGCTCAAAGAAGTAAGCAGTTCTATGACTTTCGCCATATTTTCCTTGTCTTGTGTTTCAACATTCAATTTGATTTCTAAATTCATTATTTATTGTATTTGGTTATTAATTTATTCAATTCACTGAGGTACTCTTTGAGCGAAATAGTTCTTTTAGAAAGAACTGACTCATGGAAAATAGAATTCTTATGATATACTTTAGTTTCCCAAGTAGAGGTATTTAACTCTGCTCTAAAGTCACCATACTCAAAAGTCATCATTGTGTCATCTGACTTTAGTTTCCATTTTCCACCTTCAAAAAGTTCGTTGATTGTAATTCCTGTCATTTGAGAAAGACGACTGAGCTGGTTAGTATCTAAAAAAGCTTCACCTTTTATAATTCTATCCAACGCAAGTTTTGCGTATTTATTATTTGGAAATAACTCTACAGCTACTTCTTTTACTTCTAAATTATTTCTATCTATAATAGATTTAAGATCTAGTGTTTTCATCTTATAAACTTTGTTTTTACAAAAGTGAAAAACATTTTGAAATATAAAAAATATTTTATGAAAAAAATTAAAAAAATTTAATATAAACAGAGAAACAATAGAAAATATGTATTGTTTCTCATTCAACATGTTACATTTCAAACAGTTGCAGCTCAAAAAGTATGCCGGGAAACAAAGGAAACAATAAATCCAGGACACCCTATAGCGCGTTTATACGTTTCTGGTAGTAATTATCTATATTTTATACTATCAAAGGTTTTAGATATTTATTGTTTCCTTTGTTTCCAGAGCATGTTAGAGTAGTCACGTACTACTACAGAGAGAGAAACAATCATTGTTTCTCTTTGTTTCCTTTGTTTCCTAAAAGCTACTTTTTATGTTTTTAGGGTTGCAGAACTCTCTCATTGCGAGACTTTCGCATGTTTTATTTCTGCAGAACTCTCTCATTGCGAGACTTTCGCAAAACATTTTACTGTAAATTATTTCTTATTTCTCCTCCTAGTTGCACTAGAGTTGTCTATAATTGTTGTTTTTGACACACCACAGTCATTAAATATTTCAATTTTTGTGATCTTTTTACCTAAAAACATAGTATTTATTATGCCAAAAAGCTTCCATTTTTGTCTCTCCCGTGTAGAAATGTGTATTAAAGTATCTGTGTATTTTCTTTCTAACACCTCTACAAAAGCATTTTTGTTTTCAAATATTAGCTTGGCTTTAAAATTAAAACACTTAGTGCTGTCAGAAAAAGGAACTATTAATTTCTCTTTTTGATTTGATTTTAAATACTCTATTATAGAACCTAAACTGTCTAAAACAATTCTATTATATGTGGTGTCCACTGTACTCACACTCGTAGCTACTATTCTATCAATTCTAGATAATTTCAAACTATTATTATCTATCTTTTGTTTTAGACCTCTAAGAACGCTTTTGTTATCATTACTTTGCAGCTCTATGAATTCTTTCATAGATGAATTAGTATCAAATCTGAATTGTATAAGATCATCGTAGTAACTTATATTATATAGTCTCTATAATATTAACACTTCTAAATTTTCTAATTTCAGAATGCACAGTACAATCTCTTAACCATGAGTTACCTGCGTTTGTTGCTTTTTGTAAATTGTCATATCCAATTGTTCTTGATACTTCCTTTCCATTTATTAATCTCACCAATGTTTTCATAATATTTAGTTTTAGTTTTTTTGTTGGTACAAATATACAAATAAAAATTGTAATAAAAAGTATTATTATAAAAAAGATTGTTGTATATTTGCCTTAAATAAATAGAATTATGAATTTAAAAGAAACTATACTAAAAGATTACCAGTCAATTTATGACTTTAGCAAAAAAAAGAACTTGCAAAATCAAAAGGTTTACTACTGGTGCAATAAAAACTGGGAAGAATTGACATTTAAAACAAGAAATAAAATAATTGAATTGCTTAAATAGGTAACGGACGAGTGTATGAAAAGTAGCCCATACACAGGTGTTCGGAATTATTACAAAACTTAATTAGGTTATTTTTTATACACATTGTTATAAACCGTTTATTATGGATTTTCACGAAAGAAAACAAAAGAGAAAAGAGCATTTTGAGAAATATGAAAAAGGATTGAAAGATAGACCTTGTGGTGCTTGTAATGGAAGTGGTTATTATGACCATAACGGAAGCCCAAAATGCGGTGCTTGTAATGGCACAGGAAAAGAGAAGTGCAAGTCAAATGGTTTATAACAATTGTATAAGAGCCGTTATTTTCTATGGCTTTTATACACTGTTAGCTTTTACTTTTTAAACAATTTAGACAAAGGATTAAACACCGTTTTAAGTCTGCTTAATATTTGTGGAAAAAACCAAACACCCACAACAACCCAAATCCACAAAGGTATCATTTTAATGACCTTTTTAGATTTTTCAGAAACTTCTTCTTCAAAGGTTTTATCCGTTTTGCTTTCGGTATTGGTATTAATTAATTGATCGGTGTTAGTTTCTTTTTCTATTGACTTCGTACCCTCGATATAAGCATCAAAAATTAAACGCATTGTTGCTTCGTCATACTTTGCGCTAAAAGAATTACCACCGCTACGGTCTGTTATTTTGAAATTACGTAAAGCTTCATTGATACGTTTGTTTGCAATACTATCTGCTGTTTGTAATGAAATACTACTTCTTTTATCTATTGGTAAGGTTTCTTTTTTGGTTTCAGAAACATTTACATTTTTAATATTAGAGCTGTCTTTTTTAACTTCGGATAATTCGGTAGTTTTTGTAGTGCGTTCTTTTTGTTCTTGCTTTTTTTTACCAAGGTTGAAAACTGAACAACTGGTGAAAAATAGGATAAAAAACGCTATCGCAAAAAGTATTATTTTTTTCATAACAAAGGTTTGTTTGTTGGTATTAATAACGAGCTAGAATGCACGTTTTCATTAATTATCGTTAGGTTTGGTTTGAGCTTGTCATTAACCAATTGCGCTATAACTTCTGCTGTCACATTTTCATTATCAATAGCATTAACAATAGCATCTATAACACGTTGACCGTCTGTCTCATTTAAAATAGCAGTTTCAACGGCTTGCGCTATTGCATTAGCGTCTATATCTGCTTTAAAGTCCTCGGCCACTAATTGCATCGCTGTGACAATTTGCGCAGCTGTAATGTTATTAAGGTTTGAAATAGCATTTAATACAGGTGTTAAATTTGCAACTGAA